GTTATAATAGTACTATTGGGGGGGAACAGCCGCCAGTAATGGTAGGGGCAAATAACCCGACTTACAATAACAACACCTATACTTTCTACCATAAGGAATATAAAGAGTTTACTGGGGCCATTGCAGAGTTTAATAATATCTACCAAGATACACACAGAAACGGGATGCTTGCTATAGTGTCTAATTCTGAAAAATCGCATAAAGGTTGGACAACTACTAAAGAAGCTCTAGCCAATGTAAGAGGTAAAGCGGTTTACACTTGTAAGTGTGGTAGACCAAAGGTTCATTCTGCAAAGACTTGTATTAAATGTAGAGATACGTCTGGCAGCAATAATGGTATGTATGGTAAAACAAGGCCAGACTATGTAAAAAGGGCAGTATCAGAACGAAGAAGAAATGAAGCAGACCAAACTAAACGAACTTGGGTACATAGCAGTGGTTTGATTGAGAAAGATATAACCTCATTAGAATTAAGAGATAGGCATAGCCTTAATATATCACATCTCAAGCAGATAACTGACAGTACCCCAAAATATAAAACACATAAAGGATGGAAATTACATGTGGAAAAAAATATCTAAACAACAGTATGAGCAGTACAAAAAGGAAGGGCGTAAAGTAAGAGTTAACGGTTACGATGGTACGTTGATAGACTATAAAACTACGAGCAAGCTTACCCCACCTACAGATATACCAATCTATTACCTATATCAGCTACTAGCTTATGCCTATATGTATAACAAACGTGGCATACCTATTAATCGTATTCGTATTGTATGGGTTACTAACCATGTAGTAGGTCGTATCTCGGAAAAGACTAATAAGCCTATGAAAGACTACCCATCTACAGTGGGTACTTCTACACAAACCATTACTAACGAAGATATGGATTTCATTGAGTCCATATTGAAGCTAGTAGCAGAGAAAGTTGCTTACTATAAAGCTCACCCTGAAACAGCTTATTTGCTGTTTAACGATTACAGGCTAAAGGATACTAATGGGATTTAATTTTAACCTATCATGGATTATAATTCTAATCCTATTTACATGGGATACAAGGTCTGGTATTGATTTACTAGATGCTTTAGTTGCTTACTTACAAGCCAACTCTTAGGAAATCAGCAATCCTCATAAACTGAAATAATGACTAGGAGGCTAAATGTCAGCAAAAATATTAGTATCAGGTCTAGCCAATACAGGCAAAACTTCGTTACTACAAACCCTTACGGATGTCTTTATAGTTGCTCACGACGGTAAACAATATCCGTTTCCACAGCCACATGTAAACGTTAATTCATTTGCATCTATAGCTAAACTAATATCTGTAACCAATGCCAAATTAGCAGCTTACAAAGAGAAGTTTGGTAAACTGCCAGCTACAATCGTGTTTGACTCTGTATCAACAGTATTTGAAACAGTGGCAGATAATTGTGGGAGGGAATATAAAAGCTATGAGATATGGAAAACCATAAACTCTGAAATTAATGAGTTTACTCGTTATATTGAGCAAACACTAATACCTCACGGCCTTAACGTAGTTATCGTCTCACATGCCGTATGGAACGTAGATACCGCAACCTACGAGTTAGTAGCTCAAGGCAGCTTTAGTAAAAAAGGAGGATTCCTATCGACAGTGGACAACTCTATCTTTATCGAAGTAAAAAACGGTAAGCGTATCGTCCATCACCGTTCCCCCAAGTTCGCTGCAAGGTCACTCTTAACTGAGTTGCCAGATAGTCAGCCAATCGAAGAGTATAACCTACAGAAGCATGTAGATATGCTAGTTGCTGCTAAGAACAACGTAGCATCATACCAACTATAAAGGAGATTTAAACATGGCATTTTTTGTACCAAAGAAAGACGTAGCTTCAGTCCAAGACGGAGGTAGCTATATTGACACATCAGGGATTTACGATGTAACCCTTAAAATCGTATCAGTTAAAACTAATGCTCATAACGCTCGTTCAATTGATTTTAACGTAGAGTACCAAGGTTCTACACAAGTTTTCTATGGACTTAAGCTAGATAACAACGATGGCTCTGAAAACTTTGAGCGTAAAGTCTTTAACAAGCTAGTTATTGTAGCTGGATTAGATTCTGTATCTGAGCCAGAGATTCAAGAACATAAGCTAGGTAAAGACCAAACACCAACAGATTTATCTGTATTAACAGACTTCACTGATGTACCTGTTAAGATGCGAGTTCAGTTCGAATATAGTGTATACGAAGGTACCATTAGAGAAAAGAAACTAATCCGTAGCTTCTATCGTGCGGAAGATGGTGCCACAGCAGCTGAAATAATAGCTGAGAAAGGCTATGGCCAACAGCTGTCTAAAGATATGGAATATGCTGACAAGGTTAGCTATAAAGACAACCTAACAGCGGAAGCCGTAGCTGAATGGAAAGCAGGTAAGAAGACTGGTAAAGCCTCAGCAGCACCTAGGCCTAAAGCTAACGAGTTCGCTGGAGCAACTACTGGTTTCCCAGGTTAACCAATGAAACTATGGGCAGGTATAGACCCAGGAGCTAATGGTAGCATGTGTCTACTGTATGAGAACGGGGACACTGCTTTCGTAGATTTTAAATCTAACAAACTATCTGGTTACATAGATTGCTTTGAGGTTCTCATTAGAGAGGGCCTCTTACCTTCTATGATAGCTATTGAAGCAGTTTCTTCTATGCCAGGCCAAGGTGTCAAATCAATGTTCTCATTCGGACAACGATATGGTGAATTGCAAGGCATGTTATCTACATTTAAGCTAGGTTTTGACATAATCAGACCTCAACAATGGCAGAAAGCATGTCATGTTGTTCCCAAGTCGGGAAAGAAAGGTGTTTATGAAACTATGTCTAGGCTTTACCCATCAGCAGAACTCTCCGGACCAAAAGGCGGTATCCTCGATGGTAGGTGTGATGCGCTAGGACTAGCTCATTATCTACGGATTACGTATCCGTAAAGGTAGTGGGCTTAGGCCCACTATGTAAATCGCATAAAGGAATTACAATGCAAGAACTTACTAATTTGGTACAATCTCTTAACCAAGAGATTGAATCATATAACACTAAACCAACTAAAGCTGCTTCTAAGCGTATTCGCTTATTGCTTGGTCAACTAAAAAAGGAGACTCCCCGTCTACGTGCTCAGCTAATAGAACTAGATAAGGCTTCTTAATGCATGCTCGTGCAGACGTAGTGGTACGTAGAACATATTCTAGACCAAAGAATGGCTCAGAGACAGAATTTGAGTCATGGGAAGAAATATGTGACAGAGTTATTCGCCACCAATATTGGCTATGGGAGAGAGCTAAGGGCTCATTCCTATCAGCTGCAGAAGAAGCTGAATTACAAGCCTTTAAGCAACTGATGCTTGACCGTAAAGTATCAGTCTCAGGCCGTACATTATGGCTTGGTGGCACAGCAGTGGCCATGACAAGAGAAGCATCACAGTTCAATTGTAGCTACACAGACATAGAGACAGTGTATGACGTAGTAGATGCACTCTGGTTATTAATGCAGGGTGTAGGCGTAGGCTTCAAGCCCATCGTAGGTACTCTCAATGGGTTCTTTAAGCCAATACCTGAGATTGAAGTCATCAGAACACAACGCACAGAAAAGGGAGGACTAGAGCACAATGAAGAAACCTTCCAAGATGGTGTATGGCGAATCAAGGTTGGAGACTCGGCAGAAGCATGGGCAAAGTCCATCGGTAAACTACTTGCAGGACAGTATAATGCTAACAAGCTTATCCTCGACTTCTCAGAGCTACGCCCAGCTGGTTCTAGGCTTACTGGGTACGGATGGATTAGCTCAGGAGATGAAGCAATCTCTGTTGCTTATGTCGCAATCGCTAAAATAATGAACAAGAGAGCTGGTCAGTTGTTAACTAGGATTGACATCTTAGACATTGTAAACTGGCTAGGAACTATACTAAGCTCACGTAGGTCAGCACAGATAGCTCTATTCGAATATGGGAAACCAGAGTGGAAAGAGTTTGCTGTGGCTAAACGTGAGTTCTGGAATGAGAATATCCAACGAGGTCAATCAAACAACTCCTTGGTATTCTACGACAAGCCTGAGCGTAAAGAACTTGAGTACATCTTTGCCCTTATGGCTGAGGCAGGAGGAAGTGAACCAGGTCTCATTGGTGGTCAAACAGCACTAACCAGAGCTCCTTGGTTTAAAGGTGTTAACCCTTGTGCAGAAATCCTGCTTGGTAACAAGAACTTCTGTAACCTTGTAGAGATTGACATTGCTAAGTTTCGTGGGGATACCACAGGACTACATGAAGCATTACGTCTAGCTTCTAGAGCTAACTATAGGCAAACATGTGTTAATCTTAAGGATGGTATCCTACAAGAAGCATGGCACCTAAACAACGAGTTCTTACGTCTATGTGGGGTAGGTCTCACAGGCATTGCCCAGAGAGATGACTTAGAGCCATATGACCTACAGCAGATGAAGCTTGTTGCTATCACAGGAGCATACTCTATGGCGGATGAGCTAGGGCTACAGCGCCCTAAGAATGTGAGCACAGTGAAACCATCGGGCACTTTAAGTAAGATAATGGGTACAACAGAGGGGATACATAAACCATTAGCTAAGTACATCTTTAATTACATTAACTTTGGCAAAAACGACCCCTTGTTACCTAAGCTACGTGAAGCAGGTTACGAGGTTAAGCCTAACCCTAACCAACCAACAGAAGGGACTATTGTTAAGTTTCCTGTATGTTGGGAGCACGTAGAGTTTGATAAGTCTACTATGACAGATGGAAGTGTTGTAGAGGTAAACCTTGAGTCAGCTATTGACCAGTTAGAGAGATACAAGAAGTACCAGGTACACTGGTGTCAGCAGAATGTCTCTAACACCATTAGCTACTCCCCTGAGGAAGTACCAGCCATCATTGACTGGCTACTAGCCAACTGGGAACACTACGTAGGTGTTAGCTTCTTGTACCGTATGGACCCAACTAAAACAGCTATGGATTTAGGGTATCTTTACCTACCACAAGAAGTAACCACTAAGGAGGCCTATGATGCCTACGTTAAAACCCTCAAAGAGGTTGACTTGGGAGGAATCCAAGACTCCCTCAACAACGAAATGGAATCACAAGAGTGTGCAGGTGGGGCTTGCCCTGTCAGATAGCTGTAGTTTCCTAGAGAGTCTCAGAGCTTACCAGCTCTGGGGCATACTAGGTAAGTATAAATTATTTTAGGAGGTGCTATGGAAGTATCTACATTATTAGAAGAAAGAGGTTCCCGTTATGGGGAATTTCCTAAACACGCAGAAATTACGCAAGCTATTAAACACGCTATGTATGACTCTGGTACATATGAGCAATTACCTTCGTATATGAAAGAATCTTTAGAGATGGTAGCTCATAAGATTGGTCGTATTCTTAACGGTGACCCATACTATCTTGATAGTTGGGACGACATACAAGGATACACTAAATTAGTGTCAGACCATCTAAGAAAGGAAGGCTATGGAAATTGAATTTGTAGACCCGCTTAAGGACGAGAAAGATAAACGAGAAGTTGTATGGCATGACCCCGTACCGATTGTAGCTACAGGGGACACCTACCACTGTTATCTTCACGATGAAATCACTGAGCCTTTTGATTATACTAAGTTTTGTCTTTTATTGAGAACAGTAAGTAAAGACAAACAGATTAGAATCTACCTCAATACCCCAGGTGGGGACTTAGCATCCGCTCTAGCTATTATAGACGCTATGACAGAATGCAAAGCACCAATAACAGTTGTTCTATCTGGTACCGTTGCGTCTGCTGGTACTATGGTAACAATGGCTGCTGACAATATCGAAGTCTCTCCATTTATATCCTTTATGATACATTACTACTCTAGCAGCTCATTTGGTAAAGGCAATGAAATTCAGGAAGAAGTTAAATTCAATATGAATCACAAGCCATTTATCTTTAACGCAATCTACAATGATTTCCTCACTAAAAAGGAAATTAAAGACGTAGTTAATGGGAAAGACATGTGGATGGACAGAGCTGAAATACTTGATAGATGGGGAAGGAAAACAAATGTTATTCAAGGTAATTGATACAAACATTTTACTTTTAGATGCCTATAATCTAGTTAACCTTGGGAATGACGGTAGCACTATCGTCATCCCTGAAACGGTAATAGATGAGATAGATTCTAAAAAGACTGGCCATTCTGAAATAGCGTTCCAAGCTAGAGAATTTGGTAGATTGCTATCTAAAGCTAAACGAATAGCTAAATCCAACCAAGAGTTTGGGTTTATCTTAGAGCTAGAGCTAAATGGTGTATCAATCACTATTGTAGCTCCTCATAGGTATCCCTCGTTCCAAGATACAGAACGTAGCATTATAAATGATAGAAAGATTTTACATGTAGCTAAGCATTATAAGGAAGTCAACCATGTATTTATTACTAACGATGTTATGTGTCGTATACGTGCTGAGGCTGAAGGTCTAAGAACCAGTGACTTAAAAATAGTTGAGAATATAGACATGGAGTTCACTAAAACATTGACTGTACCAACAGAAGTGTTTACAGACTTACATCGTAAAGCCGCTGTAGAAGCTGACCCTGACTATACTCAAGCAAACTACAACTACATATTCCTAGACGCTACAACAGCTCAAAGTAAATTGGCTACAGTAGAGAATGGGCTTATTAGTATACTGGGAAAAGAGACTGAAAAAGAACTACGTAGACAAGACCTTAATCCAATCAATGCTGGTCAGCTATTTCTATCTAAAGCTATACAAGACCCAGCAGTGCATATTATAGTTACAGAAGCCGCTGCTGGAACCGGCAAAACGGCAATAGCAATATCTAACGCTATTAGACTAGTTCGTATAGGGAAGTATGATTCTATTATCTATATAAGAGCTTCTGTAGATGACCTAGATAGGTCAGAAGAAATTGGCTTCTTATCTGGTAATGATGATAAGTTGGCAGTTTACCTTCATCCGTTAGAAGACACTCTTGACTTTATTGTCCGTAATAGGTTTAAAGAGTCACAGTTAAAAGGCCCAGACTTTGAGCTTAAGGTGCGTGACGAGATAGAAAAGCTAAGAGCTAAATGTAACATTGAGTCAATGATAGGCCTTGGTATGAGAGGGAGAACTTTCCGCAAGTCTGTAGTTATTATAGACGAAGCTCAAAACCAATCTAAAGCCTCCCTACAAAAAATGCTAACTAGGTTTACTGATGATTGTAAAATCATCATAATAGGCTCAAATAAGCAAATAGATAATTCTTTCTTAACCAAGTACACAAATGGCCTATCTACTATACTAAATGCTTGTACGAAGCCACACAGTTCCATTAAACTACATGCAGTTAATCTACCTAAAGTAGTTAGAGGAAAGATAGCAGAATTTGCTGAAGAACTTTTTACAAAGGAGGTGAAATAGAGTGGAAAATCCGGTAAAGCAAATTTATAAGTTCAACCAACAAGCTGGGCTGTTAGACAAGCCTTATGATGATTTCTTGGAAGCAAGCTTTCAGATAGAAGAGGCGTTAGAAGGATTTAACCCCAGATTCGAAGACTTGTATGATGACTATGGTAATGTTATAATACACTCGTCAGCAGAAACAACGTCTAAAGATATTGCTAGGGACATAGTTAGTTGGGCTAACGGTTCCAACGAACCATTAGCTGATGTAGACCGTCTTGACAAAGCTTGTGATGCTATCGTCTTTGCCTTTGGCTCTATCTTTAAGCTAGGTTTGAATCCTACACAAGCTACACAAGCTCTAAACGTTGTCATGAAAGCTAACATGGCTAAGCTAAGCATGCCAAAGGATGAGCATGGTAAACTAATGAAGCCTAAAAGCTTTGTTGGTCCTGAG